CGAGGCGATATTTTGATTGACGATCGGACGGCGAATGGTGCGGGCGAGTTTCCTGGTCGGCTTATTCGTTTTGGAAGTTCTGAATTTCCTAATTGGCAATCTGTACTTGATGAGTTATTATAGGTAAATATTATGCCAAGTATTGAAGATCTTATTACAAATTATCAGCCGACTGAATCGACAATTGAGTTGGTCAAAAGTACGAAAATTGCGCTGCTCGCGGGAATTTCTGGTGCGGGCAAAGACACGATAAAAAAACAATTACTGAAGTCGCCAGAGTTTCGCGATATTGTTTCTCACACTACGCGCGCTCCACGCACGAATAACGGATGCGCCGAGCAAGATGGAATTGACTATCATTTTATTGATTCGCAAACTGCCGAAAATATGCTACAAAATAATGAATTTATTGAGGCAAAGTTTGTTCATGGTACGGTTTATGGGACATCGGTGGCTGAGCTGAAATTAGCGCATGATCAGAACCGCGTGGCAATTACCGACATTGACGTTCAGGGCGTGGAGGAATATGAGCGACTGGCGCCAGATAGCATTGCAATTTTTATTGTGCCGCCAAATAGCCAAACTTGGATTGAGCGATTAAAAAAGCGTTACGCAACCGAAGAAGATTTTCAAGCGGAGTGGCCGAAGCGTCATGCCTCAGCGGTAAAAGAGTTGGCCTATGCGCTTGAAGTTCCGTATTATCACGTGATTATTAATGACGATTTGGAGCGAGCAATTCGAGTGACCGAGGAAATTATTTTGCGCGGCGACGTGTTTAAACGTCAGGATGACGAGGCGCGTTTGGTAGCTCGAAATCTCCTCAATGATATAATTATATCACGAAATAATCTTACATGATATAAACAGCGATTACCTCTGTTAGTCAAATCTATCGACCATGAATCGACTTCGCGTCGATTCTTTTTTTATTTGACGTAAAAATGAGGCTAGAAATCCTGTACGTTCAGCATTTGTAGCTTCATCAAACGTCAGAGGTATGTTTTTGGCAAAAACGGAGAGTTGGCTAGGAATAATTAGCAACCACGTTCAATTTGTCAGGATGTACAGGCGAAGATATCTAACAAGTATGAGAGTGACTGCGAGCACTCTTGTACGTAAAACGAAAGGAGCTGAAAAATGGCAGCGAAAAACAAACAGATCAAAAAAATCATTAGCTGGGTAGTTGGACTACCAGCCGCGATAATCGCAATCAGCGAGCCAACAGACTTGCGCCTCTGGTGGGTGCAGTTCGCGGCAATCGCGGTGCTGGCGGTCGTATTATTCGCCAACGGCGTGTTCGACGAAACTATCCAAGAATTAAAATCGCGAAAGGAGATTTGGCGATGAAGATACACGTGAACGTGATACCGTCACCAGCTGAACTGGTGACGGTACATAAGCGCGAGCCTATCAATAGGGTGATTGACAGGCTGCGCAAGTTGGACGACTGTGACTTCGACAAGTCGGTCAAAGCAGCGAAGTGGTTGCGGATTTTCGACAAAGGAATGAAGTGGATTGAGGGTAAGTTTTATGGACGAAAATAGTTTGTTTGAAAAATTAGAAAACCTAATCGATCCGACATTTCTCGACCGTGCTTTGGCAGGGGAGGCGTAAGTGGCAGACGCTTACTATAGCCGACCAGAGTGGTCATACTCATCAATGAAGCTGATTCTTGATCACGGTATCGATTACGCAGTTGCAGCTAAACGCGGAGACTTGCCAGACCTAGATAGTAAAGCTATCGATCTTGGTCAGCTGGTCCATATGCTGGTGCTCGGCGGTGAAGATCAGTTCGCTATCAGCCCGTTTGAAAACTTCTACTCGAAAGAATCCAAAGCGTGGCGTAACGAACAAAAAGCCGCCGGCAAACACATTATCACTCTGGATATGTTCAAAGCCGCTGATCAGATTTTGAAGAATATCGAGAATCACCCGTTGGCGAAGCAATACATTTTCGCCAAAGGTGCAACCTTTGAGCACGAAATGTACGCTCGCACCGCCGACGGCGTAGATATGAAAGGTAAGGCTGATGTGTTGATTCGCACTGATGAATCGGCCACGATAACCGACCTGAAAACTACCGCAAAGTTTGACAAGTTTTTCAAAACCGCGCAGTCAATGCACTACGATTTACAGTCAGCAGTTTACACACTGGTGACGGCGTCAAGCCTAGAACTAGATCCGGCGTTAGTCAAGTTTGCCTATTGTGTGGTTGAAACCGTTGCACCATACCGCGTGCAATTCATGATTGCCGGCATCGACTTTGTTGAAGCCGGCGAACGCAAGCTGCGTACGTGTGTCGACGAGATCATAAAGTTTGGCGACAGCGAGCCGAATTTCCTCATTGAAGAAGTGAGGGAGTTGGGCGACTGGAGCCTGTAAAAGAAAGGAGAATATGAAAGTCTTTAATAGTTTAGACCCGACCGAAAAACCATCAATTCTGATGGTTGTGTATGGCGAGGGCGGCGTTGGTAAAACAACGTTTGCAGCCACAGCACCACGACCGATTATCGCTGACTGCGAAAACGGTAGCAAATACTTCGGACTTCGCGGCATTGCAGCTGACGTAGCGCTGATCGAAAAATGGGACGATATGCAGGAGTTTATGCAGATCGCACTCACTGACAACTACGATACGGTGATCATCGACCCGATTGGCGAGCTGATGGAGAAGCTGATCGCCTACATGCGAAATAGAGCCGACAGCAAACTGGTCCAGCGTGACGGCAACCCGACAATGGCAGGCTGGGGCTGGTTGAAATCAACCATGCGAACGTTCTTGAAAACCATGCGTGATAGCGGTAAGCATATCGTTATCGTGGCTCACGTTCAAGAGAAAGACGATGATGGCCGAGTCATTAAACGCCCAATGGTAGCCACAAGGCTATCTGAGGAGCTGGTCAATCTGGTGGACATCGTCGGCTACATGACAACGATCAATGATAGCGAAACCGGCGACACCAAGCGACTGATTATCGTTGATCCAGCCAGCGACAAATATGTTGCAAAAGACCGTACTGGCCGACTGGGACGTTACATTGAACCAGACTTTACGAAGATCGTCGATGGCGTTCGGGGTGATGCTGAGTACGCGTGGATTACGGCAGCACCAGTATTGGCAAGCCGAGAGCAAATCGAAGCAGCCGCTAAGCCAACCATTCCAAGCTCACGTGTCGAAATGACAGACGCTCGCTTGGGCAAATCTGAAGCAGACAGGAAATAAAGGAGGATACATGTCACAACTACAAGAATACGTCGATTCACAGGTCGCTACGATATCGCCGTTCAAAATCAAATCTCAAGAGCTTTTGGAGCAAGCCAAAGCCAAAGAAATCACTGACGACGCAACCGCCAAAGAAGCAATTGCAATCCGTAAACTGATCACCTCACACCGCACCGAAGTCAAGAACGCACGACTGGCGATCACGCGCAACTTTGACAGCGTCAAGTCACAGTTCATTGACGCTGAAAAAGATGTACTCGCACCGGCCGAAGAAGCCCTGGAGAATATCAGCCAGAAAATCCTCGCTTACCAGGAGGAACAGGAGCGGCTAGCAAAAGAGGAAGCGGCACGCGTTGACGCTATCTGTGCCAAGTTTGACATCAATGCTAAATCATTGCGTAGCCAAAAGGCTTGCGACGAAAAAGGTGCTGAACTGAAGCAGATATTCGCTGAGTTACCTGAAGCTGATCAGAACCACGCTGAAATCAAGCTGTCATTCACCAAAGCCATTAACGAGTTGCTGACACGTAAAGACGAATTGACGACCGCCGAACGCGACGAAGCTGAAGCAGACAAGCTGGCAGCACAGCGTAAACGCGAGCAAGAGATTGCCGAGGCTGAAGCGGCCAAAGCTGCTAAAACACAGAAGTCAGCCGTCAAGTCTGGTATTAAAACGAAAACGGTATTCACGGTTACCAATCCTGAGTTAGTGCCACGCTACTTGTGTGAGCCGAGCGACAAGTTAATCCGCGAAGCCATCGCTAATGGATTACGTGAAATTCCAGGCGTGGAAATTCGCGAGGAAAAGAGTTTCTAAATATGGCAGCAATCAACACAGTAACTCTAATCGGCCGCGTCGTCCGAGATATTGAAGTCAAAACGACGAATAGCGGCAAGTCCGTAGCCTCATTCGCACTAGCAGTTGATGGCTACGGCAAAGATGCCGACGCAAGCTTTATCGATTGCGTTGCTTGGAATAAAGCGGCCGAACTATTGGCGGAATATGCACCGAAAGGCAAACAGATTGGCATCACTGGCCGCCTGCAAACACGAGTCTGGGAGAAAGATGATATCAAGCGTAAAGCGACTGAAGTTATCATCGATCAGTTCCAGCTTTTGAGCGACGCTAAGGGTGGTAGCAATACCGCACCAGCCACAGAACGATATGCCGAAGAGGACACTAAATCAGCAAATACAACGACTAAACAAGCGGCGAAAGCTACCGAGGATATCGACCTCGACACGCCGATTGATTTGAGCGAAATACCATTTTAATAAGCGAAAGGAGAGTCATGGCAGGAACGGAAGCGGGCGGCAGGAAAGCTGCCGCAACAATTCTCGCAAAAAATCCAAACTTCTACCGTGAAATTGGCAGAAAGGGTGGATCGAGGTCAAGAGGCGACAAAACAGGCTTTGCACTCAATCGGGAGGCAGCTCGGATTTGCGGCCGAATCAGCAAACGCAGGTCTAGGCAGGATACTGAGCTGGCTGAATTTGAAAAAACCGCACCGTACGGCAGATGTAGTATGTGCAATCTGGCACTCATTCAATCTGACGCAGAGCGAAAGAATTATCCAGACATGCACGAAAACTGTATGTATGAGAGGTTTGGAAGTTGAGGAGTCGTGACTAAAAAAGCACTTCGTAAGAAGCAGCGCCGCAAGCGCAAGAAACTGGAGGTTACGTAATGTCTCTGATGAATTGCACATTCACCGTTCGCTGGAGCGACGACAAAAACAAGCCGCACGCGAAAACCTACGCTACCGAAGATGATGCTAAGAGAGCTAAAAAATGGCTGCTGGAGCACGGCGTTCGGAGCGTAGACATCGCGGTCAAGATAAATAATAAGCCAGCTGGCAGTCTGAAGGACGACAATCCGTCTGAGACTGACGCTGAGCAGAAAGGATTTTGGTGGGAGAAGTGATTGACGACAATCAATTCGACATATTCCAGTGGGCGAACTGGGCTGATGCTAATAAGAAAGGTCTGCTCATCGACCTGTTCATTTTCAATAAAAACTTTACACCATACGTGTTACCACTGAAAACATCGACCATAGAAGACCAAATGCGATCACTATTTCTTTACGACATGATCAATTTTGTGGAGACTGGAGCAGCTGTCGGACTGTCTATCAGGGACTACGCGACAAACGATCAAATGGAAAATGTTTTGCTGTACAGCGAGCTTGAGAGCATTCAGCGTGCCGATACGCTCATCTATCTTCTTGGCGACGACAATATTACTGAGTTCAACGAGAAAGAACACGAGATGAAGCGTATGCACGGTATTGTAGCGCGGTTTAGCGACCCAAAAGATCCAGACAAGACCTTTTACATCGCCAAACAGCTGCAGCGGTCGCAGATGTTGAGCGGGAGTCTCACGTGGCAAGTTAGCGGCAGTGACTTTGGCGAACTCAAGGCTGATGCGGCATTCAAAATACCAGCCGATAACCAAGTGCTAATCGCTGGCGGTAAAGTATTTGCGTTTAATCCAAAGAAGTTTGTCAATTTGTTCAAGCAAGATCCATCAAGCGATGCTGCAACAAAGCAAGTCATTGATCTTTTGATGAAAAAGTTTGCACTGAACTTGCCTGAAGGATTGTCATTCGCAGAGTTGGCTGACCGCAACAAATCACTGACTACTATGTTGATGAAGTTGGATGTTGAGCATTTGCCTTGTAAGGAAAGAGTTGTCGATTACGCCGAGGAAATGGATTTGGCGCTTATGTCAGACAATCACGACGGCATTATTATCATGGATAACCGTGACGCAATGATGTTCGTCAATATTCTGGCCGACAATTACGTCGATAGCAATCTGACTGATTCACGCTACCTCGTGACTGGCAAGAAGCGGATTGATAGCGATTCGCAGATGAATATGAATATATAAAAGCCATTGACTAATGACCTACCATATGTCGAAAAACTGGGCGAACATTAACATCAACCGCAGAACTGGCAGCATAATCTGAGGAATAAAGCTGGGTTCCCGAACGGGAGTAAGCCAAAAAGCGAGAAATCCTTCGCTCCGTGATTGTGCTGTCAACTGGACAGATGACCATTTTGCCCACCCGGGTCGTCTGTCTAATAGGCGACATCAATCCTTAAAGTAATTAACAGTAATGATATACACTTTGGTGTCGCCTTGCCCCCAGTTCTGCGGTTGAGGAAAAGGAACGAAATGGAAACATTAGTTTGGATTTTACAAGCAGTACCGCACGCTATTTTTATCACTGGCTTAATCGTAGCTGGGCATTGGTCAATTAAAAAAATAATTAAGGCGGTAAAGGAATACGATAATGTTTGAGTCGATGCAAAAATCAATTGAAAAACAAAATGAACTGCTTGAAGAAATCTTGGAAAAGGGCAGTTTAGAAAGCGTATTGAAAGATGCAAGCTCAATCGAAGTTAGTGCCACGTCTTTGCATATGGATCCGTATAATTACGATGAAACTAAGAGGTGTGTGAATGGTAATATCAGTCAGCGTATTGCGAAAATCGCGAGGCTGTATGGAGAAATTAAATATTTGAGCGAGGTAATTCCAAGGCAATACGAAACCTTCAACCGCATTAAACAGCAATCTCCGAACGGGACTGTGTGGGAAGATATAGACAATTTCATTAAAAGATATGAGGAGGAGCATAAGAAATGAAAATTAGTCCGAAGTTTATGAAGAACGCTGACCCGCAAGACGTAGTGATTGTCTTAGGTGTATTTGTACTGATAATTTCAATAATTGTCTTTTTACACTGGGCTGCTGTTTGGGAGGATCAAATGTCAGAGCGAGAGGCTCAATACACGAATACTAAAGCTCGCTGTAAAACGGTTGGTGGTGAGATGGGCTACTCGAAATGTTACAAGGACGGAAAGGAAATCTAGATGAAACAGGATAAGCGCTCAATAAAGCGTTTTCGCTGCTGGTTGGTTGAATCAAAGCAGTATGTTTATGATATTCAAAAAATTTGTGATGGCAAACTGATTAAAAGTTTTGCCGAGATTTTGAATAATCCAGAAAAATATGTTGTAGAACAGGAAACTGGCGCTATTGATATCGTTAAAAATAAAATCCGAGAGGGTGATATCGCAAAATATCGCAACGCGAACTATCAGCGCGAAGTTTTTGAGTGGCAATATGGCGTCGTGGTTTTCAAAAATTGTGGCTTTGAGCTGTACAACCCAATCAAGGACACTTCAGAATCACTAAATGATATATCTATCAGTTTTTCGAAAATTGAGGTCGTTGGTAATATTCACGAAGATTCTGAATTGTTGGAGGAGAAATGAGACTATATAAGCTACTAAAAGATTTGCCCACCGTTAAAGCTGGGGCAATCTTCAAAGAGAAAATTAAAATCGATGGCACAAGAGTTTTGAAAGCGTGTGAATCAGGCCATAGACATTCAATTCTTGTTAGAGAAATCGATAATTTTGACGAGTGGTTCGAATCAATAAGCAGTATTAGTTGGAATCTTAAATGGGGCGATAGATATTGGTACATTGACTATTGGGGCAAGGTTAGCTGTCGCAATTACACGGACGCTATCATTGACAGATTGAATATTGACAATGGTAATGCTTATCACACCGAAGAAGAATGTAAAGAAGCTCATGAACGCAAACTGGCTGAAGTCAGACTGCGAAAAACATCAACATTTAAGCCAGACTTCGAGAATGGAAACGGCGGCTGGATTATCTATTATGACCATGGACGTGAAACGCTCGCCGTGTGTGAACTTGCTGACTGTGATGCTGGTGAACCTGTACGCTATGAAACTATAGAAGAAGCTGAAAAATCTATCAAAGAAAATGAGCGAGATTGGAAGACTTATTTCGGAATTGAGGAGTGGGAATAATGCCTAATCTCGCAAACATAGAAAATCCAACCGAGGATCAAGAACAAGAAGCATTTGTACAGTGGTTGCGACTGAAGGGTTATCCGCATTTTCGCGTACCGAATGAAACATACACCCGAAGCTGGAGCCAAAAAGCTAAAAACAAGAAGCTCGGTGTGAGCTCTGGTGTACCTGATTTATTTGTGGCAGTGCCCTTTCCACCTCCACACCTAATAATCTACAAAGACGATGGTAGTGAATTGAAGCGTGATAAGAAACTTGTCGCTATCGAAATGAAACGCAAGAAAGGAGGCGTAACGTCGGCAAATCAAAAACAGTGGATTAAAACGCTCAATGAGGCTAGTGTTCAGACTGTTGTCTGTAAGGGTTGTGATGCGGCGATTGAGTTTATTGAGTCAATAACTTGAGGGGTTTATGACTGAAGTGGAACGCTTGACTGCTTGATAAAACAGTCAAAGCATTTTATAGCTAGGCGCTGGTGAGATTGAGTGGTTGGGAGGCCGCGATTGCCAGCGCCTAATCTGTATATTTCAGAGGTAGAGGAGGGATAACAAACATGGTCAAATGGCTAAAAATCGACAAGCAAGACAAGACAAGGCGACGCCGTCAGGAGATCGGGCAGGTCGCCATTTATTATATTTCGAAACAAGCAATTATTATTGGCGACGAGCGAAAATGCAAGCCGTTGTCGAACTACATTCTCTTGCAATCTTGGCAAGATCGAAATAAGAAACCGTACCAAAATATGCTGCGTAAGTTACAAAGCACTAAAGACCTGACTCTCATGCAGGCACAGCTCATCGCAAACAGTTACGGCGTGCACATCTCGGCCGTCTCCAAACAGTCAATACCAAAAGAGCTACGCGTCAATCTCTAGAATTATAATCATGAAAGATGACTTCAAATCATGTCCTAAATGCGGTCGAAAATATAAGCGGCAAGACAACTACGATATTCACGTAGCTAGTTGCAAACGCACGTCACCATCGACTCATGGTGGAGCCAGAAAAGGCAGCGGCGGAGTCAAAGGCAAAAAGACTCAAAAGGTTCTCGACCGAATGAAAGAGAAGCAGCGGATTTTAGACCGAATCACTAGGAACGCTGACAAGCTATACGAAGCACAGTTCCGACTGGCGACAGGCGTGCAGCTACTGTTCGTTATAAAGACCGACCGAAAAGGTAACCGACTGCCAGCAGAGCAAGTTACTGACCCCGAAACGATTGCAGCATTTCTCGATGGTGAGCTGGACGGTGTGGACGACGAGTACTATTTCATCGCCACGCAGAAGCCAGATAACAAAGCTATTAAGGATATGCTAGACCGAGCGTTCGGCAAGCCAGTTGATCACGTTGACCTATCTGTCGATGTTCGCGAGAAGCAACCGCCAAAGATCGTCTCGACTATCAAGCCGCGCAAAACGAAAGGCGAATAGTTTATGTCGCTAGAATTAAAGCCGAAGCAGCAGAGTGTTGTCGATATTATTAACGACTGTCCCGAAGTCGATACTATTTATTTGATTGGTGCCGTTGGCACTGGCAAGACAGACATTGCGGCGAGTATCGGCATCGATATTTGCGACACATTTGAGAAGACATACTGGACGGTGTTTCGCAAAAATATCAGCACGGCGAAGCGATCGGTGATTCCGTCGTATCTGACTATGCTTGATCGCAAAAACTTCAAGGAGGGTGAGGATTACACATATAACGGTCAAGATTATGAAATCAAGTTCCCTAATGGCTCAAAGATTGGCTTTGTGGAGGCGGACGAGACGAAAGACAGGAGCGGCCAGAAAATTAAAGGTATCAACGCCACCGCTAGCCACATTGACGAGGCTGACGAATTGTCACTGACGATGTTTACCACGGCCAAATCCCGTAAAGGACGCCGCAACACCAACGGTCAGCCAAGCATCGCTATCATCACCCTCAATCCAAACGATGTTGATCATATTAAAGAGGTATACATGCGCTGGAAGTACGGCGGAAACGGCAAGTATGAGCCACTGCCGCCGAACATTCGTGTGGTTGAGTTTGATTTGTCAGACTCGTGGCAAATGCAATCAGATATTGACGCGATGATGACCAACCCGACGTGGTGGGTTGAACGGTACCTGAAAAACAACTGGGAGTACCAAGACGAGAGCAAGACGATATTCCGCTCGAGTATTTTCGCCAAGGCGATCGTCAAGAGCTACAAGCCAGGGCGTAAGACGACCGGCTATGACGTGGCGCGTGATGGCGTTGACCGTAGCGTGGCAGCAGATTGGGAGAACCTGACACTGATTGATGGCAGCATTACGAAAGATTCAAGCGAGCAGATGGAAACAGGCAAGCAAGCTGAGTGGCTGATTGAACATTCAGATAACTTCGCTATTGGCTACGAGAATATCGCAGTTGACGGGGTAGGCGTTGGCGTTGGTGTTATTGATGGCGGTAAAGACCGCGGTGCTGAGTTTGCGGTGTTTAAGTCTGGCTTTGCACCTGATCCATTTCTGACATTCGGTGACGAACCAAAGAGCCGGGAGGACGCTGAGCGTTCGCAGGAGCTGATGGCGTTTAATAATTTACGATCACAGGTGGCGTACATGCTGGCGATGGGATTGGATAGTGGCAAGGTGAAAATCCTCGAGAGCTTTCCATTTCTCAATGAGTTCATTAAAGAGGCGCAGATGCACCACCACGAGTACAAAGACAAGGTGTTTGTGTTGGAGTCTAAGGAATCAATCAAGAAGCGGCTCGGCAAATCGCCTGACATATTCGATTCGGTATTGATGGGATTTTGGATGCAGTTGCGGCATGAAGTGGTGATGGAGTGGGGCGGAATTATGTAATCCGTATATTTACAGTTAGAGGATTATATGAAATTGAAAGACTTTTTGCGCAAATTAAAGTTTCAAAAGCCAGACAGGGATACTGTCATTGAGGCGTGGATAGGACTGCTGATGTTTGTCGGCGTGCCATTTTGCATTTGGCTATATTATGGCGGCAAGGTCGCCACAGTGGTGTTTGTCGGCGTACAGCTGATATTTTGGTCGGTTTATTTATACAGGAGCAATAAGTAGATGGGAATTATTAAAACAGCCATGGGGTTAAGGAGTGAGCGACGTGTGAGCGGCGTTGACCCCGCTTTTCAGAGATTATCGATGTTCGATCATTACCGAGCCAGCAGTTACGCGACAGCTTATCCTAATATTCGAACGGTTGCCAATAAATACATGACAGTGCGACCGTTTGCTATTGACGGCAACGGCAAGCAGGTGTCACACGAAGTCATTAACGCGTTATACCATCCGAACAAATCTGACAGTTCGGTGGCGTTCGCCGAGAAGATAGCTGTATCAACGCTATCGCTACGCAAGACATATATTTTGGTATGGAGCAACTATGGCGGAGTAGCAAAGCCTGGCGGTGATTTTATGGGGCAGGGCGGCAAGAATATTGCTGGTTTCACGTTCTTGGAGTTTCCGCGAGTTGAACGAGTTGGCGACAAGACAACATACACAGTCGGCACACAGACGTTTACTGAAGATGAAGTGCTGGTATTGCCTGGTGGTGTCGATCCAAACGACCTGTACGCTGGGTATTCGCCGTCTGAAGCCTCACGCCGTTGGGCGACGCTCGACGACTACATTGCCGATTTCCAGGCCGGCTTTTTCGAGAATGGAGCGGTGCCGGCTGGTCAGTTCATTATTACCGCGCCAACTCGGCAATCATTCCAAGAGAGCGTGGCGATGCTGCAAGACGCCCATCGCGGAGCCGGTAGCAATAATAATGTCACTTACACGCACCGACCAGTTGACTCTAAGACCGGTAAACCGTCGACTACCGCAGCCGTTGAGTGGGTGCCATTTTCACAACCAAACAAGGATATTGACTTCGAGAACTTATTTAAGCAGGTGGATAGGCGTATTGATACGTCGTTCGGTGTGTCGGCAATCATGAAAGGTATCGATGACACGGCGACGTATGCTAACGCACAGGTGTCCAAGCAGGTGTTTGCTGAGAATGTCGTTGATCCGTTACTGCTACGCAACTACACGCAGCTGACACACGAGCTAAACCGAATCACTGGTGGCATGGGTATAGCCATTACTTACGAATTCGCTATTCCTCAGGTTGTCGACGAGATCAAAGTGCAGGCTGAGGCTGATGATATTCGTATCAATAGCATTCTTAAGCTGGAGGCGGCAGGCTACAGTACTGATAGCATCATCGATGCACTAAAGCTACCTAATAATTTCAAGCTATTGCGTAAGGGCGACTATAAACCGCCAGAGATTGAAAATGACAAGCCAGATGTTGACGAGGGTGATGAAGTGGCAGACGCACCTGATCGCCGCAAGGTTGGCGACACAGGGGCTTGGGGAGAAGCGAACGGCACCAGCCCAAAAGCATCAGCCGATAATCAGCCGCAGACGCTCGATGATTTCGAGCAACTGATTTATGACGCAACGACTGAGTTTATGCAGAAGCAAGTTGATCGAGCTATCGCTGAATCTCGTCAGACGGCCGAAAACAGTACTGAAGAGGATGACGAGCAAAACGAATTTGCCGAAGCGCTACTGTTGATTATCGTGGCACTGATGATAGTTCAGGGGGCAATTTACTTTGAGGATGGTAAGCAGCTACTGATAGATAACGGAGTGTCTACCGCCGAGCTAACAGGCTTTGTGGTAGCAGCATCAACACAGGAAGCATACCGAGCCTATCTGCTAAACGTGGCGCGCTCATACGCTGACGATACAGCCGTCTCAATCCGTCGCGTGCTTGATCATGCGGCATCGCACGGCTGGGCACAGTCTGAGCTAGAGGAGAAACTGCGCGGCATTATGAAGACCGACGAATGGCGAGTACAGAGAATGGCTCGCACTGAGATATCACGAGCTGATGCACTGTCGAGCGTTGAAGCCATGAAGCAGGTGCAAAACCAAACGGGAACGCTGATCGAAAAAGCGATGGAGAGTGAGACCGGCAAGCCGTGCGAATTTTGCGCCACATTGATCGATAAGTGGGTGGCGGTTGATGAGCCAATCCTAAGCCTGAATGAGGCAATCATTGGCAGGGACGGCGGCATATTTATCAATAATTTTGCGCAGAATGACGGCTACGACGTACACCCGAACGGGCATTGCCACCCGAAATACCGCGTTGTCAAGGCATATCTCAATACTGAGCGGCGAATTATCGATGACGAGATGGCTGATCTGGATTTGCGATGCGAGGAGTGTGGCCGCTATCTGAACATCAAGGGCGTCACGCAGATGATCGCACAGGTGCGTTGTAGTAACGCGAAGTGTAAACATATCAACAATATCAAGATTGTGAACGCCACTTCGACAGACGACCAGGTGCGTTATGAGTTCGATAAATCGTAATCTGTAGTCTTAGAAATAAGACGAGAGCAAAACGCTCAAATTGGACGGGCAAGCAGGAGTCGAAGCATTAACTTTAACAAGGAAAAAAGCATGAAATTCTGGAAGTGGAGCAATTCCGTTTCATCGAATAATCAAGAGCTTATACTTGACGGGCCTATCGCGAGCGATACCTGGTGGGGCGACGAAGTCACACCCGACCTCTTTCGCGAAGAACTCAAGCAGCACGCGGGCGATTTGACAGTTGTCATTAACAGCCCCGGCGGCGACGTGTTCGCAGGCTTGGCGATTTATAACGCACTTGTGAATCATAACGGAAATGTCACTGTCAGAGTTGATGGTTTAGCGGCGTCGATTGCATCAGTAATTGCGATGGCAGGCGACAAGATTATCATGTCGCCAGGCTCAATGATCATGATTCACCGCCCGTCTGTTTACGCAGCAGGTACGGTTGATGACATGGAGAAAGCCAAAGACGTTCTGATGAAAATCGAGGAGGGTATCACGCCTATCTACGCAAAGCGGACAGGGTTGAGTGATGAAAAGATCACTGAGCTGCTGGAAGCGGAAACGTGGATGCTTGCCGATAAGGCTGTCGAGCTTGGTTTTGCCGATGAGGTGTCCGAGGCACCAGAGAAGCAAAAGCAAGATGAGAGTGTACAGAATGTGATGGGTATGAACTTTGCATTCAGTATGTCGGCAGTCAAGCAGGCAGACGCCAAGCCAATGCAGAGCCTAGTTGAGCAAATCAAGGCGAAAGCAGAGGCAGAGGTAGCTAAGGCGGCGGAGCCGACCGAAGACGCAACTGAACCTGAGACGAAGACTGACGAACCAGCGGCACCGGAAGCCGCGCCAGAGGCTGAGCCTACTGACGAAGCTGAGCAATCAGAGCCGGAAGAATCAACTGATAACAATCCTGAGGAGGATACGGAAATGGATCCGAAAGATATTGCAAAGATGCAAATTAAAGAACCAGCTGATCCAGCAGCTGTCGACAAAGGTACTGTCGTAAATTATCTGGACACACCAAAGGCACTAGAAGATTTTGCTGACGTGCTGGTAGCGCAGGCGGGAGCAGGTGCGGCAGCCGTTCGTGAAGCTTGGATGGACAAGCTTGAGGCTAACGGTGTACAGATGGCTGTCACTGGTGCTGACAAATTATTCCCAGCCCCAGTTGTTGAGGCAGTTGAGAGTGCATTTAAGGCTGGCGGACCAATTTGGAACCTAGTCGATAAAACTGGGCTTGACGCTTACAACACCGCTTGGGATACCAATACTGACGGTGCGCTAGGTCACAAAGCCGGCACGGACAAGAAAGAGGCTACGATTGCTATCGAAAACCGCGTGCTCGAAGGTCAATACATCTACAAGTATCTGACCCTGGATAAAGAAACTATCCGCAAGAATAAAAGCACTGGCTCGCTATTGCGTTATGTATTGCAAGAGTTGCCAAAGCGAATCATCGCAAGTATCGAGCGTGCGATTGTTATCGGTGACGGCCTAGTCGACACTAGTGACGACAAGATCAAGTCGTTTGTATCTGTCAAAGCCGACGCTAAGGCTGGCAACGTGTTTGCTAAAACCTATACGCCAAAAACAGGGGAAAGTCGCCGTACTGCTATCTTGAATGCACGCGATTTAATCGAGGCTGAGGGCGACGTTTACATCATCGCAAAGCGTGGTTATCTCACTGCCCTGAAAGATGAGCGAGGTACTGACAAGCATATGCTGTACACCCCAGGCGTTAACATCTTGGAAGACTTGGAGCTTGCTGGCAAATTTACACCGCAGTGGTTCAACGACACCAACGACGCCGACAACGATGCATACTTGGTTGTATTTGACAAATACAAGGTGGTTGGTGATCAGTCAATTGAGAGCTACACCAACTTTGCGTTGAAGCAAAATAAGCACGAATACTTGCAGGAAATCTTCGCAGGTGGTGGCTTGAGTGGCATCGCAGCAGCAGTGGCTATTAAACACGTAGCCTAACAGAGAGGGGCGTAGAAATGGCAGCATTGGTAACTAAAGAAGATATCGAGGGCGTACTTTTACGCCCCCTTTCTGATACCGAGAATAAGTACTTTGAGCAGTTATTGCAGCAGGCGACGGAGACGTTGGAAACACTGCTAGATGTTAAAATGCAGGGCGAGACAAATGCACCACGTCGATATGAGACAACTTGCGGCTCACGTTTTCTAATTGTCGATCCGTTCACTAGTCTATTGCCAGAGGTGACGACAGAAAGTGGCAGACCACTGGCGGTCAAGTCAGTGAGTCAAGGCGACGAACTGAACGTCAGCTGGTTCAACGTCATCGAGATGGTTGATCCGCTAGACATTGGACGGTGTATCGTCAAGGCGGCGTGGGGATATGGAACGCCGTTTCCATACGGCTTGAGAATCCTCATTGCAAGGTTATTTGACACACTGTCAATAGCTAATCAAGGTAGTTTTTATAACAACGTAAAATCCGAAACAGTGCTGAGTCATTCAGTGACGTATGACAACACCAAGCAAGTTGTCGACCAGTTCGCTGAGGCAAACGTTGATCTACTGGCAAAGTTTGTAAAGCCAATCAGCAGTTGCGTGGTGTCTGGCTACACTGATACGCCGCTGAGCCAGCGTGGAGTTCATCGTCATGATATTCCGCGATAACATCACCTTGGTCGCACCCGTAGACGGTGTATACCGCCAGACGGGGGGCGAGCGACACAGTGTGAGGTGCGTCGTCGAGCAGACAAGCGGCTTGACCCGCGGCGGTAGCTACGATGCCATGACAGGCGATGCTAGAGCGTATCTAGACGGTCGAGATAGCTGGTTGTCATCAACTGGATACTCGATTGAGGGATATTTCGCCGAGGTGACGCTGTTTGGCGTTAAGCGGGTGTACCGCGTTGCCAACGTAGCAGTCGGCAGGGCAGTTATCACCAGCGGCACAGTACAGCACGTCGAGATTGAGCTGGCAAGACTCGACAGAGAGGTGTAGTCATGCCGGTGGTCGACAATACAGTCGCTGTCAAACGATTCTTCCAGAATCAGGCAGCGACAGGACTAAACGCCATGGCGAATCACACGTTGATGGTTGCTAACCTTACTGCGCCATTCAAGCATAGGGGGTCGCTAAAGTCCCGCAATGTCGAGGTGCGGCGAATCGGTAGAGACGCTATCAGATTGACATGGAAGCCAGTCTACTCGCAGTACCAGAACCGCGGCAGGCGTGCGAATGGCACCCATGTGGTACGTAAGTACACCACGGCCGGCACTGGCAAAGGTTTCGTTGATGAAGGTGTAAGAAGCACCATGAAAGATTACAAGAGGTTTTTTAGATGAATGTAGCATTGGAGATCGCAAAGGTAGTGGCTATTGCCGTTGGTGGAGAGCTTGGCAAAAATGTGTTTGTCGGGCGATTGCCAGCAAGCAAGAGCCAAGACGGCATGGCGGCGGTTGCGGCTAGCGGCGGTGAATATAGCGGCGGCAGTTTGGGTAATACCAAGTTAACCACCGAGCTAACAATCACTGTATTAAAAGCTGATGCGGCCGAGCTGTACGAGCTTGACAGCAAGCTACGTACGGCACTAATGCAATTGCCATACACTGACGCGAGATTTGTTCGCGTGAGCGTATTTCCGATGCAAGACAGCGACTATGAAGCCTCTGAATTACGGATGGGGGCATGGAGTGCCCAATCTGTAACATTAGTTTTGAAAGATTAAGCAAAGGAGTAATTAAATGGCAGCAATCGATTACGCCGGCTTGAACCACGACCTATATTTCGGGGACAAGACTGGTAAAAACTTCAAGCAAGTCCTGGGTGTGAACGACCTGGATTTTGACAACGACAAGGATGAGGTGACGCGTGATTTCATCGACGGCACGAACCTCAAACTTATCAAATCGTTCAAATCGACCATCAAATTTAAGGTAACGGACATTGGACAGGATAATCTCAAGAATATCGTGCCTGGCTACGTCTATAACAGTGGCGAGACGATTGACGGCACTACTGGCATTACTGTCGGTACAAAAGGTGCTGTACAGGTTGGCTTGCAAAAAGGTAGCTCTACACAGGTGCCTGGTGTGTTCAAGCTGGTGCCGAAATTGGCAGCTCAAGCAGGTCATACGTTGTTCATGCTTGACGCTACGGCAACCCTGAGCGACATCAGTCAAGAAGACGGTTTGACTGAGTTTGAAATCAGCGTAACTGGCAAGTTGATCAAGGGCGACCTGACATTTGCGTAACAGGGGTGGCACGGTGATAAAAACACCGTGTCAATACCTAAATTGATAAAAAGTAATGTAGTTATTACAACTACGGAATGGAGAATGAGATGGCGTTTAAGTTTAATAAAACTCAAAGCCAGACTAGTGCGCCGCGTGTTGTCATGGCGCTTGAAATGAGCGACAACGGCAACGTGAGCACCTTGAAATACGTCGTTCCGCGACTCAGTCGCACGAAAGTGGTCGCAGTTCAATATGATGCTAGGCGTAGCGTTAAGGGTGTGGGCAGTGCACAGCTACAGGCGATCGTTTCTAATTCGCTAAGTGGTGAGTTGCTTTCTAATCTAGAGCCAATTGATGGCGCGCCAGAAGTAGATAAACTCGTCGAGTTAATCGGAGATGAAAATCTCGAGGCGTTCATGACTGAGCTGTTTAGGCTCGCTACCGAAGATTACGCAACACTTCGTGCTGAGGGGGTAGAGGTACTGTAGTAATGGAAGACCACGAGCAGCAGTATGATCCAGAAAAACTAGCCTTGCTGATTGAAAAACAGACCAAGGATATTTTGAAGAACTCTAAGGTCACTGCTGCTGCCCTAGCTTATTACTATCAGATACCTTTTGACGAAGCGGTCGATATGCCGTATGGCGACGCACAAGTGTTGGTCAGAGCGGCTCAAGTATTCAAGGCACAAGAAGCGTTACAGCAAATGGCAATAATAACCGCTGCGATTAGCGGTAAGAAAGCTAATAAGTTGATTAGTTTGTTGGAGAAGCAGGCAAAATGGTAGGGTTATTTGGCAGATTCAAGGTATTTTTCCAGACGAGACTCAAACTCGTCAATATTTTCAATGTCGGAGATGACAAGCGAACCACCAATGATTTTTTCGCCAATCGTCGTAATCCCGATGGTATTGCCATTTCGCACAAAGCCCTCTATCGTTCGATAATTGATTGTACGAGTGAGCCTGCCATTTCTGAACTTGATGGCGGTATCTGTCAGCTCAAAAGAAACGTTGCGGTATTTTCTATAGGCGAGCCAAGCGGTTACACCAAATGTAATCATGTGCAGCCAAAACCAAAAAACCAGCTTTTTTATGAGCCACTTTTTAGACAGATGATATTGTTTATTCATTTAAGAGTTCCTTTCGTCTTATACCACAATCATAGCATAGACAGGGTAATAACGTCATGAACCAAGGCGAGATTATTATCACATATCGTGTTGATTCGAGTGGTGCAATCACCGCTATGAGCAATGTCCAAAAAAAGATGCACGAGAGCGAGAGAAATCTCAACTCGACTCAATCAAAATATGGCAAGTTTTTTGACGGGCTAAATCAGGGCTTTGGTGGCGTTGCTAATACGATAAAAAAATTTGGTATCGTCGCTGCCGGTGTTATCGGTGGCGGTACATTTGGTGCAAAACAGTTTATCGACCTCGCCAGTGGCTTGCAAACAACACAAGCGCAGATGGCGTCGCTCACTGGGTCAACCGAGGCGGCCAACAAGGTTTTTGGTCAACTGTACAATCAGGTACTTGGTAAGCCAATCGCTTTTCCCGATGCCTCAAAAGCAGCCTCTACGTTACTAGGCTATGGACGCACGGCACAGCAGGTCATACCAGACATGGACACTCTGGGTAGGCTGTCTATCGTTTCTGGTGCAAATTTGCAGAATTTAGCACTGGTTTTTGGACAGGTTACGAGCCGTGGTGCGCTGTTTGGACAAGATGCTTTACAGCTGATCAACAATAATATCCCGTTGACTACCATCTTGGCCAAGAAGTTCGGTATTTCTATGGAAGAGGCTGCTGGAAGAATCAATGGTGGCAAGGTTAGCGCTGAGGAGTTTACCGCCGCCATGGCGGAATATGCGCAGAGCCTGGATATTAGCAAGTTCTCAAACACGTTTCAAAACAGGATGATTAGCTTGCAGGGCTCGATTCGGTCACTCGGTCTAGAGATTATTGGTGTACGGGTGGATTCTGAAAAGGGGCTGATAGTTGACCAAAACGGACTATTTGCCAGGTTTAGTGATGGCGTCACAAAACTTACTGCTTTTTTGAAAGAAAACAAGCAAACGATTGTTAGTTTTGCCAACTTCATCATAGACAATGCTGTACCAGCCATTGCAGCGCTAGGCTCGGCATTTGTAGCAATGAAAGTTGGTCAGTTTGCGACAACGATAGCAAAAAGTGCCATCGGTTTGCGAGGTTTCATCGGCGCTTTAAAGAATGGGCAGTCGACCATGGCGGCATTCAATGCAGTAGCCGGGCTAAATCCATTTACAATCATAGCCGTGGCAATTGCCGCAGTTGTCGGCGCACTGGTATTTTTGCAGGTAAAGTTCAATATCTTTGGTCAAGCATGGAACGCCATCACGGCAGTATGGGGTGCAGCAGTTGGCTGGTTCAGCGGAGTGTTCGGAGCTATTGGGCAGGTTGTCAGCGGGTTTGTTAGTGGTGTAGTCGGCTTTTTTAGTAGTATTTGGATAGGTATCACAACCGTATTTAATAACGTTGTAGCTTTCTTGCAGCAATGGGGGCTTACAATTTTGGCGGTGATATTTGCGCCAGTGGCGCTGATCATCGGGCTGTTCTTTACGTTTAAGGATCAAATATTTGCTGTGTTCCAAGCCGTCTGGGATTTCATCGTAGCGACGTTCACCCCAGTGGTGCAGTTCTTCGGCGGAATATTTACTGGCGCCTGGAATCTTATTGCGGGCGTATGGGGAGCGGCTGTCGGATGGTTCGGCAGCATATGGGGCGGTATAGTCGGCGTGTTTAGCGTCGTAGCCGGTTGGTTCGGTGGCGTATTCAGAGGGGCTTGGAACGCTATAGTTAGTGTATTTGGAGGATTAGCGGGCTGGTTCAGAGGTATCTGGAACGGTGTGGTTGGTATTTTTGGTAGCGTAGGTGTGTCTATAGGCAATGCTATCGGCGGGGCGTTCAGAGGTGCCATAAATGGTGTGCTAGGCTTTGTTTCTGGAATGATTAACGGATTTATCAACTCGATAAACTGGGCGACAGGTATTATCAACGCTATTCCTGGCGTTCATATTCCAAAAATACCGAACCTCAATATTCCGCAGCTTGCAGAGGGTGGTATCGCCACAAAAGCAACCCTAGCCATGATTGGTGAGGGTAATGAACCAGAGGCTGTCATTCCACTGAGCAAGCTGAGCCAGTTCTTGAAGAACTCTATGGACGAGAGAGGCACTGGCACATCATCTGGCGGTAATACGCCGCAAATCAACCAAACCGTCAACCTGACAAACGGCATCGACGTTGACCAATATAACCGCAGCCTGGTGCAACAGATGAGGAGGGGCTAGATATGAGAACATATGACGTACAGATCACTAATATGCGCACTAACGAGAGTGTATTTCTGGCGGGTAGCAAACAGGGGCTATCTCACTTAACGCCGCCATTGAAAGGGTTTGGTGACCCCGACGTACGCAACAGCCAGTATGTATTTTCTGGTGCTGACGGCGGCAGCGTAGATGAGCAGTTCTATGGTGTTCGACAGATACCATTGAGCTTTTTCGTGTTAGTGGATCATGACGGAAAACTGGCCGAGATGCATGCTGAGATGGTAAAAATTGCCAGAACCATCAAGATTCGCGACAAGTTGCGAGTGCAGCTGTTCACGCCAACCGGACGCGTCTACCAGACCATCGCCAAGCTGACGCAGCCTCTTGATCCAAAGATTGAGTGGCCGCTCATTGCCGACTACGACATCGAGCTAGTAGCAGGTGATCCGCGGATGTATGACTACACCGACAGCGCAGCACAGCGAATCACACTAGAGCGTCCACGTGACGGTGGTTTATTGTGGAGTCCTACGGGATTGCTTTGGGAGCGTGACGGCTTGCACTGGATAGCTGGCGGGGGGCTGAATCACGCCACAAACGATGGCAACACGTATGTTTGGCCGACAATCACGATTACCGGCAAAGTCACCAACCCAACGGTGTCCAACCAGACAACTGGTGAAATATTGGCACTGAATATCAGCACAACAGACAGCGACACAATCGTATTTGATACATACAACCGAGAGGTGACGCTAAATGGGGTAGGCATCGATAATAACCTCACCAGCAGTCAATACTGGCGTTTGGTGCCAGGGCTAAATGAACTGATTTTCAATACATCTAACAGCACCGACACTGGTATGGCTATCGTTGAGTGGTACAACGGCTACACGGGAGTTGCCTGATGGACGAGTATGTACCACCACGCTACACCATCGAGCTATGGCATCGCGGCAAAACAAAGGTAGCCGACATCACCAGACTTTGCCAAGACCTCGACTGGAGTATGACACGAAACGGCGTAGAGTCGCTAGACTTTAACATGTCAATGCCAGACTGGGAGGAGAAGTGTCGGCGGATCGGTGAGAATCCAAATACTATCTTAAAGCCATGGGTGAGCGACATCAGGGTTAAGCGAAATGGCGAATATTTGTTTGGTGCGGTAGTAGTGGAGGCGAACCGCAACCTAAACACCGACAATGCAAGGGTACTGGTACAGTGCGACGGCTATTTGAATCTGATTGACGCACGGTATCTGAATGGTCGCTGGAAAGGGGTTGAAGCCACTGACATTGCTTGGGATATCATCCAGGAGGTGCAGAATCGACCTAACGGAGATGTTGGCATTACCAGGGGCGGTAGGCAGTACCGCACCGGCGTACGACGCGACAGAATGGACGACTGGGAAGACATCAACGCTAAAGATGCGTTGGTGTCGCTAACCAATTTGCAAGATGGCAAGTTCGATTTTCGATTCACTTACGATCGCAAGTTTGAGACGTTCCAAACACTCGGCAACGAACGGCCAGACGTGACAGTGCATTATCCTGATGACGGGTTAGGAATCGGTGCTATTCGTATGGAGTTGCCGCAGTCTGGTGCGAATTTGTACAACAATATTATCGGCAAGGCCTCTGGCATGGGCGAGGAGACAATTCGCTACAGTGCTGAGGATGTACTGAGCCAGCAGGAGTTTATCCTGCGCGAAAAAGTGCAGCTATACAATAGCATCAAAAACCTATCGACACTGGCAGGGCATTGCGAGGCTGATGTGGCAGTGATGAGTCGGCTGGTCGATTTGCCACGCGTCACAGTGCGTGGTACACAATTTGATCTGAATAATATCGGAGTAGGCGATCGTATCGTTGTTGAGCAAAATAAGTATTCATCTTGCCCGCTGAGTGGTTATTACCGAATCGAGCAAATATCTGTCAAGGTCGATGAGAACATGAGCGAGGAAATAACCTTAACGCTGGATAATTACGACTTATGAGCGGACGGTTGAATCTAGTGGAGGAGCGGCGAGCCATCGGTAAGTTGCGGGCGCTGCTACGAGCCTCTGAGCAAATGAAAGCCACACAGAGAACCAGCAATAAGTCTGGCATCATTTACTATGAGACGAAAAGTGCACAGGAGTACGACGCGATGATACCCGTCACACATGACCCCGCTTTTCTTGGTGGCAGAATAGTCAAAATTGAAACGACTTTCACCGCACGCAAACAACAGTGGCCGTACGTGCTGTTTTTGCCGCAGTTTTACGTCGGTGACAGTCCTGACACGTTGGCGGGTGCGCAAATAATTGGCGGCAGCATTATTGACCAGAGTACGCCAGACATTAATAAGTTAGAGGTGCCATATCAGCTGATGTTTAGTGCCAGCGCCACTATCGACAATCCGCCGCAAGGTCAGACGAAGTATGTGTACGCTAAGTGCGTTTTTCTGGGGACAGATAGGGGCTCATTCAGCATGAAAGCGAGCCTGCTATGAATCGGCTGAGTATGTTGCCTGAAAACCAATTGGCAGACATCCTGGCGTCACTTGATCGCAACATCCGTGACCTCAAGACTAGCCAGGTGATGGCATCGAGCGGGCTGGTGTTCTACGAAAGTGCCAGCAGCAGCGATTGGGACTTTGACCAAGTGGCTAACGTGACTGGTGGACAACAGCAGGCATCCGGTGTGCCGTTTGTTATTACGGCGACAGCAAAAAAGGATAAAACATTCCTATTGGCCGATTTAATTATTGACAAGATGTTGATAAACAGTGCAGCACCGACTCGTATTGACATAATACCAATATCGAGCGACGTGCGGCATGTTCGCAGGTGGTTTGCGTACGCGTATGTACGAAAGGGATTGAACAGTGTGCTGACGCAGATGAAATGTGCCGTGGTGGCAAATACTAGTGTTGATTTGACAATCGAAAGTAGGATGTTATGAGGATTCAAGAGATAGACGGAGAGACAATGGCACGAATCATTACGCGGTGCGAGCGTGAAATTACCGAAATGAAAGCCATGCAGCGTGTTGGTGCTGACGGCGTGCAGGTATTTCGCGTCAAGTTAGAAGCGGCGATCGACAAGCGTGACGCAACGTTTCTGAGGCGGTTCAAAATCGTATTTACGCCGAAAGCCAGCACATATCAGTCGGGTATGGTTTTTAAGCTGATGGTTGGTAGGCGCAGCAGCCATGGCTCAGGACTAGAGGATGTTACTAGCTATTTCCAGCGCCGGCGAAGCAGCGGCGGTGTACAGACGTGGCTAAATATATCAGATTTCTTGGTCGACCTCGGCAGCAACACATTCAAAATCTACGCGTTCGCTACGTCTGACGGCGAGCTGAGGGTTGAATATGTCTAATCTGTAATGTGGTAAGTGAAAATGAACGATAAACGAGACAAGGAATCGATGAATCAAACACCCAAAACGGTGCGGGAATTGGGCATCATGATGACTGCACGCGACGACGTGCTGAATGAAAGGCTGAGCTCAATAAACGATAATGTGTCGCGGCTGGCGGAGTCGGTCAAACAGCTGGCTGAATCGAAAGCCGATGCCGAGGAACTGAAAGCCCTGATAGCCCGCGTGGAACTGATGCAAGGCAGTTATTTGTCCAAGAGTGAAGCTAAGATTGGTGCTGGCGTAATGACAGCAGTAATTACCGTGATTGGCTTTATGGTCGATTTAATTGTGAGAGTCGTGAATAAACCGTAATGATTAATTTAATAGGAGGTCAAAACCGATGAAAGGCATCGATATATCAAGCTGGCAGGCTGGCTTGGACGCTGGTAAAATCCCGGCAGATTTCGTAATAGTAAAGGCAACGGAGGGGACGAATTACGTCAACCCAAACTGCGACGAGCATTATCAGCAGGCAGCCGCAGCTGGCAAAAAGCTCGGCGTTTATCACTTTGCGAGAAACGGCAGCAATGACGCGATCGCTGAAGCTGACTTTTTCGTCGATAATATCCAAGGCTACATTAAGCATGCTATGCTTATTCTCGACTGGGAAGACGGCGGCAACGTTGGCGACGTAGCATGGGCGCGCCGCTGGCTGGATCGAGTGCAAGAACGAACAGGCGTGAAGCCGCTCATCTACATGTCAGAGAGTGTGGTAAACAGCCACGATTGGGGTACTGTCGCTGCGGCCGACTACGGACTGTGGGTGGCAAAATACCGCGACATGGCAATCGACTTCAACTACGACATGAGCCAAGCCGGCACACCGCCAAGCGTAAAATACTGGTCAGGCTATGCAATGTGGCAGTGGACATCGAGCGGCCGACTTGACGGCTGGGGCGGAAACCTCGACTGCAACGAGTTCTATGGCGACGCTGAGGCGTGGGATAAGTACGCAGGCGGAGCGCCAGCACCGGCTGGACACAGCGGGCAAATTGCTAACCCACAACCAGCACCAGAGCCGCAGCCGACATACACAGTTCAGCCAAACGATACATTGAGTGAAATTGCTGAAAAATATGGCGTAGATTATCACTACTTGGCAGCAATTAATGGTATCGCAAATCCACATGTGATTTATGCAGGCCAAGTATTGCGAGTGCCAGGCGGAAGCGCGCCAGCCGAGCGAACCGTGACGGTTCAATGGGGCGACAACCTCAGCACGATAGCGGCCGCTCACGGAACGGACTGGCAGACGCTGGCTCAAATCAACAACCTGCCTGACCCGGATCTAATCCACCCAGGCGACGTTTTGAGGTTACCATAATGGCGCCAGATTTATCAAAAATCACGATCACGAAGTCGAGCCTGTACTTCCGCGAGTGCAAGGCGTGCGGCTGCGTGACGCTGCACATCGGCAAGACCACGCCGCAGATGCCAGCAGGCTCGACATACAATGATTGCCTGCAGTGCCTAGTGGACGCACACAGCGTCCCAGGCTTGAGCAGATGGCACGACCCAAAAACGGGCGAGCCGCTGAAAGATCCGCGAGGAGCTGTTATCCAGCGAACAGTGGACGCTAAAATTCAAAACACCGAAAGATGTCTAATTGGAAGCAGTTTCGCTTGACATCTGTCGGAGAGATGTAAACTAAAAAGCGTTTTACTTGACATCTGCAAACAACATGTAAAGTAAATGTAAACTTCAAGGAGAACTATAGCATGAAATCACTAGAAGCACTAAAAAACATCAACTACAAAGACGTAATCGTTCGTGCATTGTGGACATTTGTACAGACGTTTATCGCAACATTCTTGCTGGCAGGCGTAAACCTAGTAAATTTGTTGTTTGCGGCAAGTTGGCGTGAGTTGTGGGCACTGGCACTAGCGACTACGCTATCTGCGATTGCTGCTGGACTGTCGGCCGCTAAGACGATAGTCATTGAGTTAGTGCGTCAGATGCAGCAGGCCGTTGAGTAGTTCGGTATTTCCGAACAACTGAAAACCGCCTCGATAAGCTCCGAGGCGGTTTTTGAACTAGAAAGGATTTCTTTATAGTTTAGACTGCGCCAATTGCCATCCAGCTAAAGTAATATGAGCCTCTCAACATGGCACCATCAAAGCGACGACATCTTGCTGCAAATGATGAGTTTGTAATGTTAACCGCTCCAATTGACGCACCAGCCCATGATGGATTTGGTGCGTCTGTCCACGGATCGCTAGCATTGCCGTAGCCGTTGTAGGTGCAAATAACAGTCGGTACCGTTCCACTCTTAAATATCTTCGGAAACGCAACGGTTGTCGTAGTCTCTATTGTGTCAGTTGGGGCTATTACTCTTGCTCGACCATACTGAAAAATAACAGGCTCAACTGGTTGACTAGTGCTATCTCGTTTCGCCTTAATGAAGTCTGACCATTTTAAGTGTCGTGGTAGGACTATACTATAATAAAAATATGTTTATGATACTTAAACGAATCGTTATTCGCTTGTATAGAGAATATCGCTATATTTTCCACGGCAAATAACGTCAACATCGCCTAATCTGTACATTTATAATCAGGAGGATTCATATGGAAAATACTGAAAAAGTACAGAATTATAAGGGCGGCGAGATTCGCCGAACAGTTGACGGCTATTATATTTTCGTCAAAGGCGATGCGCACAGCGGTCCGTATGTGAGTATTTCGGCAGCCAAAGGCACGGCCGATACTACCGAGGCTGAGACACTAGCAGTAGAGTCTGTCGACGAGGTCGTCGAGCCAGAAGTTAAAAATATCAATGATAATGCTGAGTCTGAGACGGCCGATACTACCGAGGCTGAGGCTGAAAGCACTGACGAAAAATAACTATGGCACTAGGTTATCCTAATAGTAACGGTGGTCGTACTACTGATAGCGCACTATTCCACGCGCTCGGCAATGCTTTTGTCGGCTCGTGGATTAGCGGCTTTAGAGTGCGTCAAGCCAGCCCTGTCGGCATGAATGTGCTGATCGGCGGTGAGAGTGGTATACCTGATGATTTATTAGTACGTGATGCTATGTCGGCAACGTTTCCTGTGAGCAATCTAAGTACGCAGCCTGTTCAGGCGAGCGTTACCACGGCAAACAGCGCCAATCCGCGAATTGACGCAGTGGTGATTTACATCGACACAAACGTGGCTGCGTCGCAAGCCGTCGCCAACAATGAGAACCGCACAAAAGCCGTTGTCGTTCCAGGTACACCAGCAACCAATCCAAGCGCACCAACGCCATCGCAGATCAAGGCGAAGATTGGTGCATCTAACCCATATGAAGTCATCGCTGAAATACGTGTAAACGCTGGCGCAACGACGATTCTTGATTCTGTTATCACTGATAGGCGCAATCCAGCCACACTGGCTGACGGACGAATTAACAGGGCTGAAATGTTCAAAAACGGCGTGATTGGCTCTGACGCACTTGGCAATGATATAGTCCTACCACGACATTTGAAATCATCAGACCTATTATCTTTCAGTGCTAATAATTCAGCACAAGCTATTTCTGGTAATTTAATAATCCAGTCTGGCTGGGTCTCGTTTTACGGAAATGGAGGCAAACAACAACCTGTCCAAGTTACTTTTCCTAAGAAATTTAAGGAGGTGTATGCGGTTATTCCTACCCTAATTGGATATACATTCAAAACGCCGACCTCGCCTGCAAGTTTCGACCAGAAAATCGGCGCTGGTACTAATATTGAATGCGGATCATTTAATCAAACAGGCACAACTATTACAGCTTCTACTTCAGGTATTTTTGGTGGGGCAAACCACGGCATCTCTTGGATTGCAGTAGGTACTGTTTAAGACTTCTTGACGTATTGAATTGTCACGAATGAGGTCTTATAACCGGATTGATCTGCGTATGTTTGGATATTGATATTGCTATTATCGGCGTAAACTGTCACCGTATAAGCTTGCTGGTCAGCGGCGTGTGGCAGGTTAATTGTCGCGCCAATACTGTATTCCTTTGCAATGCCGCGAATATTAATGACCATGTCAAGATTATTTATGCCGTGAGGTGCGACTGTCTTACCAGCGGCCTTTAAGCCGCCCATACTAAATGTCTTCTGGTAAATTGTGCGGCCGTCAATCCACTTCATGCCGGTGTCGACCTCTGATGTGCTGCGGTCGCCGCGAGCTGCTGGAGACAAATGTCGTGGTAGGACTATACCGTGTAACATTGTGAGTTTTCCACAAGTCTAATAGATGTGGTGAAAAATATTGAAAAATCTCTGACTTTTTTCATAAAAAGTGTTGACATACGGCAACACGTTTGCTATACTTAAGACATGGTTGAGGGGCAACCAAGTAACAATTAACAATTCGGCGGCAAGAAAGGCTATAAAAATGCTTAAAACATCATTACAACTTTTCAGACTTAAAATAACCATAAAGCTTGAGTTGATTAAGAAAACTAAAGCTAGAAAATAATCAGTCGATAAAATCAAACACTAAAAAATAAACAGCCCCTCAACCGCCGCCGCCAAGAAAGGATAATTAAAATGGCAACATTTACAGCACAATATTGGCTCGGTAGTACACATCATAGCACGGAGTTTGAGGCAGACGAGCGGTTGCGCGACGATAGCGAGCAGCTTGAAGAAATCGCTCGCCGAGAGCTAAGACTTAAATTTGGGCGCAACACAGCAAATCGGGCTGAGTTCACTGGTATCTATATTGAACTAGACCGCGACGCTATCACTAATCAGATTAGGACAGAGTTAGCTAAATTAAGTGAACAGGGTTACGACACTGATTCGTGGAGCATTGAGGCAACAGTAGAAGACGCAATTCGACAGCTTGAAGAGACTGGCAATAGCGAGGCTGAAATCCGCTACGATGGCTTGAAATACTTTATCGTCAATGCTATTTATTAAATATTAACAGCCCCGCCGGCGGCATTGTAGCCGGCAGAAAGGTAGAATGTGAAAAATAAGCACATACATATAAAAGTTTCAGAGAGCGATCACGAGATGATCGTCAAGCGTGCCGCCGAGTTGAATATGACAGTTAGCGAATACATACGACGACTGGTCGTTGCTGACGTTGCTATTGCGGAATCTAATAAATAGTGATAAACTGCAAACGCATGGTTTAAGCATCCATGTAGCCTTTCCGCCCTCTGAGAATGGGGGCGGGTTTTTGTTGACAAAGCAAAATCAGTTTGCTATAATCGGCGATGAACGTACAGGATTTTCAGCCCGCCCAGATGCAAATCAGGGTGGGCTGTCTGTATCTAGCCTCAAAAAATTGTTATCAATTTTAGAGGCTATTTTTGTTTGTCAAGAGCAGAATGGCGTTTTGAGGGTAAAATGGGGAATATAACCATAGACGAGCGACGAATTCAGAAAATGCAGCAGAGATTAGGTAAGGCGACAAAGCTAATCACCGACGATAACTATCTGCCGATGTTCAGAAATCGCCAGATCAATTATACGAGAGAGTTCGATTATTCGATTAAATTGGCGAAACGAAAACGCAACCCACGCAAGTACTTCGCGTTTATCTGGTCGAGTGCGAATCTGGCGAAAACGGTGGATTGGTTGCGTAAATTGATTGCTCAGGCGAAAGCTAAGGTGGCAGAAGAGCGTCACAAGCAGAAAATGCAAGAGCAGGCAGTCTTATCGATCAATATTGACGGATTAGATAAGTTAGCGCAGATGAAGCGCGGCTACAACTTGATAACGTAGCAATCACTGCTAACATTTTGACGTCGCTCGCGTAGCGGCTTGTTTGCGTTTGCCTGTATGCAAATATTATGCAATAATCCTAGATATATGCGAGTATTTGGGAGTTTTGTGTAATGGAAGCGGCCGTTTGGCCGTATTTTTTATTCAAATTAACGCAAATCCGCCCGCCGCCACCCATTTTTGATAACAGAATTATCAGAAAATTAAATGTGAGGGTTCTATATACAATTGAGCTTTTAGAGGTTCAATATAAACATTCTATATAGAACTGGTTTTTTAAGTGGAGTTAAAATATCATGACGAAAAATACAATTATGCCAATCGAGCGAGCTTTTGACGAATATCTGGAGTACTGCGAGTTTACACGCCGGATGAGCCGCCAAACATTGAGTGCTAAGCGGTGGGTGATGCGAGATTTTAGAACTAGCGTGCCAGCCAGCAGTCTGAGCGAAATTACGACGCAGCAGGTGAACGACTGGATTACAGAGCAGGCACGGCGAGGTCTGAATAGCCGCACTATCAATACGCGGATTTGCCATGTGATAGCGATGTTTCGATATTTCAGGGATATGGGCGTAGAGATGCCTGAGCTGAAAATCCGCCATATCGTTAAGCAAAAGGAGACCGAGCCAATCCGCCGAGTTTTCTACACGAGGGAGCAAATCGAGCAGGTGTTGGGATATTGCAATCAGATTCAGTGGTTGTTAGTTAAATTGTCGTTTGACTGTGGCTTGCGAATCACTGAGCTAAGGAACTTAAGGCTAATGAATATCAGCGACAGGATGATTGTATTTACTGGCAAGGGTGGCAAACGGCGGGAGGTACATATGAGTCGAGAAGCTCGCGAAAGATTGACGCAGTGGATCGTTAGTCAGCGTATTGATGATTATTTGTGGCAGAAGTCAAGCGGCACACTGCTCAGCGTCGAGGAGCTGCGGCATTTAATGCGTCAGCCGTTCTATCTGGCTGGATTTCGCAATTTTCACCCGCACGCTTTGCGGCACTCGTTCGCTACAGACATTCAGCGAAACGGGGCGACACTTATGGAGTCACAGGAGATGCTCGGTCATTCAAACGCGGTGATTACGCAGCGATATTTGCATGGACTGGACGGCCAGATGGCAGCGTGCTTTGAAAGATTAAAATTTAGCGCAACATCATAA